TCTGCATTGCGGTTATCTACAACTTCCGCTAACAATACGGGTTTAGGGTATAACGCTCTAACAGCAAATACTACTGGAGCAAATAATACTGCTGTTGGGTCTTCTGCATTAGATTCTAATACTACTGGCAGCAATTTAGTTGCTTTGGGTTATGGCGCATTGGGAGCGAACGCATCCGCCAGTTATAATGTAGCCGTTGGTATGCAGTGTGGTGATGCCCTCACAACGGGTGATGGCAACGTAATGATGGGGTATAACGCTGGTACGGAAGCCACAACTTCAACTCAAACTGTTTTAATTGGTTATGAGGCTGGCGATGCAATTACAACAGGAAGTTATAACACTGGTATTGGCGGTGCTGCATTGGGGGCAACTACTACTGCAAGCAATAACACTGCGGTTGGTTATTCATCTTTAAGTGCAAATACAACTGGCACATCTAATGTTGCAGTTGGTGCTACTGCATTAGATTCCAATACAGAAGGCTCCAGAAATGTAGCAATTGGTTTCGCGGCTGGAGATGCTATTACCACTGGTTCAGATAATACAGCCATTGGCAACTGGTCGCTTAAAACCGCAACTACTGTGGATGCCAATACTGCTCTTGGTACTTATGCATTGAAAAACACTACTGGAGCAAACAACACTTCAGTAGGGAAATCATCATTGGAGATAAATAATAGTGGGGCGGGTAATACTGCTGTTGGTTATTATGCCATGTATGCCAATACTACTGGCTCAAACAATACAGTAATGGGGTCGTATGCGCTAGATGCAAACGACGTTGGATTAAATGCTGTTGCTATTGGATACGGCGCGGCTACGGCTTGGAAACCCACTGATACCGGTAAAAATATAACTGCAGTTGGATATAACGCACTATCATCAAACACAACCAGTGGTTACAACACTGCGGTTGGTTATCAAGCAGCAGATGCCATTACAACTGGAAACTACGCTGTAGCTATTGGGTATGAAGCACTGACTTCTTGTACAACTGGTGCTTTTAATGTTGCTGTGGGAGGCACTGCTTTAGAGCGTATTACTACAAACGCCGGTGCTACGGCAGTTGGCAACGAATCCATTAGATATAATACGGGTGCAAATAATACAGCGGTTGGAGAGGAGTCGCTTTTTGGAGTTGGTGGCTCATCTACGGGTGCAAATAATGTAGCAATGGGGTGGCATGCCCTTCATGATCTAACAACGGCTGCAAATAATGTCGCTATCGGTTATAACGCTCATGGGACTGTTACAACTGGTGGTACTAACACATCATTAGGTGCGTCGGCTGGCGTACTTTTAACAACTGGGGCTGAATGTTTACATTTAGGTCAAAATGTTGCCAGTGCTAATACAACAGGAAATAACACAATTAACATTGGTTACAACACCACTTCTTCAACGGCAACAGTGAACCATGAATTAACAATTGGTAATGGAAATATTAGTAGTTTTAGATGTAATACAACTTCTATTTCATCCTTGTCTGACGAAAGAGATAAAGCGCAGATCACGGATTTACCTGAAGAGGCTGGAATTGATTTTATAAATAAGTTAAAACCTAGAACATTCTATTGGGATCGTAGGGAATGGTATGATAATGGCGTTTCAGATGGGTCAAAAATAAAACCAGACTACAAATCTTGGAAAACAAATTCAGGTCAGCGTATGGGTTTTGTTTCTCAGGAAGTTCAAACAGCCATTGCTGGATTGAAGTATATGGAAGATAGCAAAATTATTTCAGTTGCAGAAACTACGATAGGAGATACTGTAGTTGAGAAACTAGAGTTTGCTCCAAATCAATTAATCACACCGTTAATTAAAGCGGTTCAACAATTGTCGGCAGAGGTTGAATCTCTGAAGGCACAACTAGAGGGATCGTAAAATGGCAGAAACAGCCGCGCAGATAGCGCAACATTATACGGCTATGGGTCATAGTGTTGATCTTATCAATGAAATAGTTGCAACAGGTGATAAAGATGTAGAATCATTAGACACTATTAGTCGCAACGTAGAGCATCTTGAACTGATGAAGACAAGAGACTACTGGACATCAGAAGACATGACTGACGTTGACGCAGCCATTGTCGCGGGGAATGCCTACAATGCCTAAAGCAAAGAAACAAGAAGAACCTAAAAACGTAGTAAGTATTGACGGCTCAGAGTACAAGTTTGAAGACTTGGCTGATGAGGCTAAACTTGCTATCAATCATGTCGCCCAACTAGAGGGAGAGATCAACGCCCTACAGATGAAGTTAATGCAGTTAGATGCGGCTAAGTCTGTGTTTATGGGCCAATTGAAAGCAGCACTGCCAGAGTAAATGGCACTCGTTCCCGTAGACAATGTAGGGCAGTATGGTATTGTCAAGGATCAAAATCCTTGGCAACTACCTCCTAATGTCTGGTCAGATGGTAATAATGTAAAGACCGATGAAGGCTCCATAAAGAAGGCGCTGGGTTTCGCCAGCGTCATGGAGACTGTTCCTGCTGCCCCTTATTACATTACTCACCTTGTTTCCGGTATTAATGAGTATTGGGTTATAGGTGGTACTGCAGCCATCCATGTCTACGACAATACTTCTAAAACAGATACCCTGAATGGTGCTATTGATGCGTCAGTTACGACCATTACATTAGATAGCACTACAGATTTTGAGACTGCTGGCACTGTAACCATAGGCACTGAAGAGATAACCTATACTGGAAAATCAGCAACTCAGTTTACAGGATGCACAAGAGGTGCTAACTCTTCTACTGCCGCCGCTCACTCAGATGGGGCGGTCGTAACCAGAACAAAGAAGTGGTATGACATCACCAGAGCCAGCGGAGCCTATTCAACTACCGCTGCTGAGAACTGGGCTGCTACGGTTATAGGCGGTGTTCTCATAATGACTAATAAGGTGGATGATCCCCAATACTGGGCATTGGCGTCTGGTGTTCCCGCTACAGCACAGAAGATGCAGGACTTAAATGATTGGCCTAGTCTAACGGCATTAGATGGTGCAATTACAAGTACAAGCAGCACAAGCAATATAACGGTAGATAGCACAACCACGTTTCCTTCTAGCGGTACTTTCACTATAGATAGTGAAGATATATCTTACACCGGAAAAACCGCTACCACATTTACAGGTATCTCAAGAGCGCAGAACAGCACTACAGGAGCAACTCATTCGGATGACGCTTCTGTTTTTGTAAACGTAGAATGTAAATCAATAAGATCGTTTCGCTCCTTCTTGGTTGCCCTTAATGTAACCAAGGCTAGTGTTAATTATCCAAGGCTGGTCAAGTGGTCTACAGAGGCTGCCACTCAAACCACCCCCACTTCATGGGATGAAACGTCGGCTATCGTTGATGCTGGTGAGTATGAATTAGCCGATTCAAAAGGCGAGATATTAGACGGCCTTCAGTTAGCAGACAATTTTATGATCTACAAGGAAGATTCCATCTACTCCATGCAGTATGTGGGTACTCCATTTATCTTTGCATTTCGTCAAATCTCCCCGACGATAGGCGCAATTGCCAAGAACTGTGTCGCTGAGTATCCCGGTGGTCACGCAATCTTTGGCAATGGTGATTTCTATATAAATGATGGTAGAACTATTAAACCCATCTTACCGCCCAAACTAAGGTCTTATGTATTCTCAACGATTGATGGAGATGCAATAAGCAGAAGTTTTGTGGTGGCGGATTATGGTAGATCAGAGATGTTATTTTGCTTCTCTCAGGATGGTGGCGTAACAGGACAGCCAGACAGAGCGATTGTTTGGAACTGGAATCAAAATACTTTCACTATCCGAAATTTGCCCGGTTTGGGCCACATAGGTTATGGGAATATTTTAGACCCCAATGTAATGACTACATGGGGAGCCATGACAAGTCCATTGGCAGTTGCTATTACCTCAACTAGCGCAGTCGGAGCAATCTTAACAGTAGATGATGCTTCTGGTTTTGAGCCTTCTGGTAATATTACCATAAATGATGAGCAGATGACCTACACAAGTAGGACGGCTACTGTATTAACTATTTCTGCAAGAGGAGTAAACAGTACAACGGCTGCAACTCATGCTGTAGATGCGGTGGCATATAACGGCCCCACTTGGACGACAGTTAGTGGGCCTTGGACTATGAGTTATCCAACGGTGGAGAATGTTCTTATGTTTGCATCTCCTGAAAACACAAAGATATATAGGGATAATTCTGGG